AATTTTTCTTATATGCGTTACCAAACGAACCAGTACAGATTCCTGCTGAAATGCAAAAGCGAGTATTAACTGCTCAAACGAATGCAATGGTATTTGCGGCTTTAGTTGAAAAAGCAGAAACATTTTTTGCTATTGATTCGAGTTTACATCATTTTGCCGCGGCACGTCAATATCGTAAAAAGGGAGTTGTAGTTTGGGGGACCACAACAACACCTACAATGATAGGACATAATTTACATACAAATATGCAAAGTTTAAGTCCTACAGAAATTAAAGTAGAACCAAAAGATGTTATAGATAATTTGCAAAAGGTATTGCAAGAGAAGAATCAAAACAAAAAAACAAAGGAAAAGAAATGAATGACGGACCAACATTTGTTCCACATCGAACAAGGTTTGAAATTGAACATTTACTATTAGGTAAACACCCTGGATTAGCAAGGAAGGTTGCCGCAATAGTTCAAGAAATTGAAAAACTTGAAATGCAAGGCGATGCTACCGCAGAGTTCGAAATAGGAATACTTCAAGAAATTTTAAATGATATTGTTCCAGAAGGATCAGGTACTAATGAAATATTAGGACAACTTGAAGACGAAGAAGAACAATATTGGGTTGAAAAACTTGGTAAAATGGGTGCCATTGATATTTTAACTATTGGTAAACTGCAACCAGAAACAATGGATGCTATTACATGCTTACCTACTAATGTTATGTATAGAACCATTAGAGAATGTTTGCTAAAAGTTTCAGCCATGAATAAAGAGATTAAAGACATTGAGCAAGCACTTACAAGCGGAACAACTTAGAATTTGTGTATGCATTCCTGCCTATGATCAAGTTTATGCACATTTTGCTGATAGATTAGCAAAGTTATTTTTACGAGCAGGAAGAATTGGACTTGATATACATCTTAAAATAAGATCAGGTAGTGACTTAGCACGTAATCGAAATGAACTTGTTAAGGATGCTATACAACTCGATGCCACACATACTTTATGGTTAGATGGTGATATTATATTTCCAGATAATCTAATAGAACTATTTTTAGCACATAATAAAGATATAGTGGCAGGTATATATCCTACTCGGTATCCCCCAATTAATAGTACTGGCTTTTATTCATATTCAACTGATTCCTTTGATAGAGTACATATTACTAAGAACGGGCCTAAGTTATTTGAAATAGAAGCATGTGGAATGGGGTGTATGTTGATATCAATAAATACGTTCAAGCAAATAGAACCACCTTGGTTTCAATTTACTCCTGAACACGGAGAAGATATATATTTTTGTAAAAAAACCTCAATGAAAATTTATTGTGATAAAGATGTAAGTCAACAATTACAACATGTTGGCATAAAGGCATTTTCCTATAGAGATATAAATGAAGAACAGTATTTGGACTAATATAACAACTCGCAAACGGTTAACACATAATACAATATTAAATTATCCTGATAATCCTTTTACTATTGATAGACTTGTATGGAAATCAATAAGTTTAAACAATTCAGAAAAAATTTATGTAGAGACAGTTACGGATTTGTCAAATATACCAGAAGCAAAAACAGATTTAATTTGGTTAATTAATAAAAAGTATAACATACGTAGTGATTTTCCTTGGCACTGGCGTCCTCGTAAATCTGTTGCAATGAATCATATATGGGAATTTCCTCGCACAAGTTCTGTAACAGGAAAAGTTATTACATGGGATTGTGTACGTTTAATTCCTAATCTACCTCACGCTAAATTATTATCTTTATCTAAAGTTAAAAAAGAATACGGAGCCAGTGTAAGTAGTTCTAATTTTGATATTGCATTTTTATCTTACGACGAACGATATGCTGATGTAAATTTTAAATTATTAAAATATAAAGCACCATCAGCAAAAAGAATAGAGCAAATTACTGGTATTATAAATGCACATAAAGAAGTTGGTAGACAGTCTAATTCAGAAATGGTATGGATTGTTGATGCTGATGCAAGGTTAGTAGATACATTTGAATTTGATTATCAACCACCCGAAAGTAAACGTAATAATACAGTTTATATTTGGCAAGCAAAAAATCCTATAAATGGATTAGTATATGGTCATGGAGCAGTTAAATTAATGCCTAAATCGATATTAGAAACGTTACATTCTGATAATATAGATATGACAATGAGTTCGTTGGCAAATTTTGTACAGGTAGAAGAAGTAAGTAATATACATCAATTTAATATTGACCCATTGAGTGCCTGGCGTACTGCATTTAGAGAATGTGCAAAACTTGCACGTGGTTCTAATTACTTTGGTAATAATAGTAATGAAAGTGAAGAACGGTTAAATGCATGGTGTACAAAAGGTGAAGAAGAAAAATTTGGAAAATATTGTATTAAAGGTGCTATTGCTGGTAAGGAATTTGGTAGTAATCAAGATAATAATATGTTATTAATAAATGATTACACCTGGTTAAAAGACGAATTCATTAAAGAAGTGAACAGATAAATATTAGAAGTAAGGAATGATTTATGGCCGACGTTACGTTCGTTGTTACTGTTGCAAGTAGTAAATTTTATTTAGGATCTCAACAAGCACCCGCGATTAGTTTAGACGAAGGGAAAACATATAAATTTGACCAGGCCGATGCTAGTAATAGTGGACATATATTACAATTTAAAATAAAAGCAGGCGCCAGCGAATGGACAACCAATGTAACAAAAAGCGGTACACCAGGAAGTGCTGGAGCATACACAGAATGGGCAGTAGCGGCGGGTTATACACCGGAATATTATGCAGGTATTACAGGTGTTACAGATTCTTCGCAAACAAACCATGCATTAACTTTTCTTTATTATTCTGCCGCAGGTGGCGAAAGTTACGGTAATACCATTCATGTTGGTGACTCAGGTAATCCTGATACGTATAATCCATTACCAGCAACTGGTAGTTCATTAGCAGTTGGTGACGTAGCAGGCTTACAAGGTAAGTCTCTTTCTAATGTTACTTTTAGTAGTTTACAAACAGATAGACACTCAGAAGATGGTGGTGCCATAGGTAATACTAACGTTGATTTAAGTGATACTTTTGGTGGGAATTCTTCACGATCCTGATTCATTTCTTTTAATATAATCGTATAATGCCTTGTTTATATTATAATTTCCTGTTATTTTTTCAATTTTCTTTCTAATCTTAGCCGTTTCGAAAAGTCTTTTTGTTCCATGGTGCAAACCTGTAGGTATGCTATGTATATTGACCCACGAGTATCCATCACTTTCGCTATTTAAAGTAGGTATAAATTCATTGCGAACTAACATAATATAATTTGTATATGAAAAGTCTTTATTACGATAAGTGTTTAGATGTATTATTTTAGATATTTGTATATCTCTAGAAAGTTCTTCTTGTATTTCACGTAACATGCCGTCCATGGGCTTTTCGTTTTGTTCTAATTGACCGCCCCACGTACCCCACGAATTAGTATTTGCTTTTTTATTTTTTCGAAGTTGTAAGCAAAATCGTTCTGTAGATACCGAATATATAAGGCATCCTGCCGCTTTATATAACATGTTAGTTTATAAGTAAATTCGCCAATAGCCTGGCTTATAAGTACCTTCAATAGCATTAAGCCAAGCAGTTCCAGTCCACTTGTATCGTTTACTATCGGCATTGTTTAGTAAGTGATTAACCGCACTCGTAGCACTTGCATCAAAACTTTTAATCCATGCAGATCCGTTGTATTCTATAATATCATCTTTATCGGCATCTAAAGAACTCCATTCAGTAATAATACTTACATCATTTGTAAGCAAATATCTTTGTCCTAATGTTGCCGCGGCAAGTGTTCCGTCTCCGGGTTTATTAATGAGAGGATCAACAATGCCAGTAATTGCAGTAAGTGTGGTTGCTGGATAGGTATCAGCATCAAATGTAATATCAAGTAAATTTACATCTCCACCATTAAATGCTATTGTACCGACTATATCAGCACTTGTATCACTTGGATCTGTTGTATTTCTAAATCTTAATTGACTTATACCTGCACTAAGTTCTCCATATGATTTAAGTACAGTAGCCCAACTTAAAGGATCACCGCTTGCATCTGTTGATGCTAAATCACTACCTAATAACTGTATTCCGTTATCAGCAACTTTAGCATGATAATTTTCTTCCGAGACAATAACATATGTTTGATGTTGATCTGAAGCATCCCATACTGGACTGCTACCTTCCCATTCTTCTAATTCGCCTGTTGCAACCACATCCATGTCAGTAAGAATAGTATGGATTATTGTTTGCTTTTTTATTTTCGCCGGAGGATTAATAAAAATAGGCATTTCAAATGTTAGTGTTCCGACATCAATAACATCATCAGTTCCTAATGGAATACTTTGAGTTGTAAAATTAACTTCAGTTAATTGAACATATGATAAACTGCTCCAATCAAGTGGATTGTTGCTAGATTTAATATTAAGTGTAGGATTAAAAATAACCATTATTTGTTCAAATAGTTGTAACTTTTGATCCATGTTGCTAGTCCATATATCCAAGTTCATTAATAACTTATATGGAACAGGCATATGCCTTTCAACTGTATATGTTTGTCCTACTTTATCTTCGTATGCATCAGTACCATAGTTAAATTTCTTTTCATATACTTGAACTTTTTCTTCATGGTGTTGATACATTCTCATTTCAGGAGTCATTTGCATATTAGAAACATAACCTACCATAAGAGGAACAGTATTAACAACATTTTCACTATTGTTCTTTAAAATAGCAGATGTCATGCGTTCTTTACTAGCATACCTAACAGGTACTCGTAAGTATTCGGCTTCGCCTACATCGTTATGTCCCATTTGTACAGAGAAGTTATTAAACAACCTTAAAAATTGTTGTATATATCTTCTTATCTGTTTGTCGTAAAAATATTGCATTATGTTGGATCCGTGTCTTTAGGTTTAATTGCTTGACTAAGCCCTTCTGCCCCTTCAATAGTTTCGCCATCGATGATTGGATCTTCTTGATTGTTTGTAAAATCCCACGCCGGATAAGTTGATTTTTCCCACTTATTAGTTTCGTCGTTATCAAATCTTCGTTGCCATTTTTGTCCAGTAAATTCAAACATTCGTTTTGGTGAAAAATCAGAACGTATAACAATATCCCCCATTGCTGGACTTGCAGGAAATTGGGTAACTTCGGATATTGCTTCACCCCAATCATCTGTTGCATTCCATTCACCAGGATATGTTGCATTTGCTAAGTGTTTATTAGCCGGTTCATTATCTGGGTTTTCTTTTACTGCCGCCGCTACAACTGCATCATTAATTTCGATTTCTTTTGTATATGTTGAAAGCATATTTTTAAGACTATCATCATCGTCATGTGTACCTAATATATCCTTGTATTCTTGTGAATCTATCAGCGGGCTACATTTTACACGCCATATATGGGGATACCATGTTTGTGAAAAGCCTTCAGATGCCCTGTTAGCATCTTGTACAATATAAAATTTGTTTATTGCTTTAGCATCAACATCTAACAATAAATCATCACGTAAATGAGGAAGTTCAAATACATCACCGGGCATTATCTTTCTGCCCATAATATCTACCATTGTATTAAGATGAAAATTCATGTATAATACATCAGCAGTAAGAAAAAAACCAAACTGACTTAAATCAAAGTCGTTATCGCCGACATTATAAATTGCACGTAAATCATATATATCTTGGTCGTATTTTCTGTCACGATTCTCTAAAAATAACAAATCTTGTATAATAGTTTCTTTGGTTGCTTTGTCTAACGCACCAGGATTCTGTATTACAGGATCATCATCGTGTATTTCTTCAACGCCAATATATTTGTGGATAAGTATTTCTGTACCGCCAATTAGAAACTGCTCAGCGATGGTTTTATCCATGAAATAATAATCGTTTGTTTTCGTCGGTTTATATAAACTTAATCTAGGCATATAAATATTTATCGTAACCTGTCCCTTAAAGAATCATGTTAATACAAGCATTTGGTACTAGTAATACGTTTGGTTGTTGTGGCGATTACGAAGCCATGGACATACAAAAAACATGGCCATATGTACTTGCAGAACAACTTGTAATACCTGCTTATAAAAATGTAGATGTAGAAAATTTATCATGTATTGCTATTACAAATCAAGAATTAGCAATAATGTTAGACTATTACATTAAACCGAATAGTACAGTAATAATTGAACTAAATCATCCAACTCGACCTAGGGCAAGTATAAGTTTTGATGGATTATCTTCTCCTAAAAACATTACAGATTTACATGAAGAACTAGATAATCAAAAACTAGTAACAAGAGAGTTATACGAATCAGGCGATTATCCTTTTGAGAATAATAACTTACCAGGATTTTATGTTCCTATTGCTCCTTCATGGTGGAATAAAGGCTGGGGTTCTCCAAATAGTATTAATAAACGTGTTCGAGGACACATGGAGGAACGAGGACTTAAAGAATACACCGATGAAGCAGAACGATTAGCAAAAAGTGCTTCTAAACATTGGATTTTTAGCACAAGTTTTGTTGTAGATCAGTTTGCATTAATTTGCATGATGAAAGCAATATGTGATAAACATAATTGTAAATTTATATTTTTTGGTTGGCATGGTGATTTTAGAGGTAATATACTTCCAGGATGGCAATCTATAATAGAACAACATGTTCCATCTAGTTTACTTAAAAGTGTTAAAAAATCTTACTTTAATGATTTTAGTAAAGAATTGTGGGATACAGAAACATGTTCGTGTGGACATCAAAACGAAGTTGTACATAAATTTGTTGCAAATAAGTTAAAAGAAATATGGAACTAGAAATAGAAACAACAGGAATTTGTAATGCACAATGTCCTTTTTGTTCTAGGATGACGTTTGATCAAGGTCGCTTAGAAATATATGATAGAGCTCCAGTATTATCTAAAGAAATATTAGATATTAAAGCGTTTGATAAACTTTGTCGTTCAATTAAAGAGCCTAAGATTAAATTTGATTTTCAAGGATCATATGGTGATCCTATGGCCCATCCAAATATTTTAAAACTTATAAATTCTGCCGCACAAGTTGAAGATGCTGAAATTGAACTTAAAACAAATGGATCATTGAAGCACGAGAAACTTTATAAAAAATTAGCAAAGTATTTGAATACAAAAAATCGAAAAATGTTTTTTTCGGTTGATGCATATGGAAATCGTAATGCTATATATCGTCGAGGTACTGATTGGGAAAAAATTATTGGAAATATGAGAGCATTTACTGAAAGCGGAGGAAAAGCAGTTTGGAAAGTAGTTTTCTTTGAAAAAAATATGGGTGATTATAGAAAGATGGAAAAACTTGCAAGACGGTTAGGATTTGTATCCTTCTTTATCCATCCTAATAGAGTATCATCAAGAGAAGCAAGATCCGTTATTTTTAACATACCAAAAGACTATAAACCAAAACCACATCTTGATTTTAAAACTGATTATGTCTCACGTTATAAACATCATAAAACTGTTGAATGTAGACATCTTGATATGGAGGGGAGCAAGTATTATTTTATTGGATGCGATTCAAAAGTGTATCCATGTTGTGATTTATGGGGCGATATGGTAGAAGATGATCCACGGGTACGACGATTAGCATCATTAGTAACATCAAGCCAATCAAATGAAATAAGTCTTAAACATCATTCGTTTTATGATATAATTAACGGCAACAAATTTAAAAAAATGGATGATTCAATTAAAAATAAACCTAACATGTTATGCAAGAAAAATTGCGGAGATACATGATTCGGTTGACATATATTAGTAAATATCATATACTATATAGTAATGGGGAGGCTGAGCATAGGTGAGCTCAACAGACTGTAAATCTGCCGCTTAATGCTGTGGTGGTTCGACTCCACCCCTGCCCACCAACTTTAAAGAGATTGTAATGGATTTAAAAATAACAGGAAACGTAATAATAAAACATAAGAAAGTACCAGAATGTGAATGGTGCGATAAGGCTAAAGAATTATTAGATGAAAAAGAAATACCATATACACTAATTGAGTCTGATAAAAAATTATTTGGTGAATTATTTCGTGTAACAAAGAGTGGTAAATTGCCACAAATTATTATGGATGGTAAGTACATTGGTCAATTTAACGAATTGGAAGAGTACCTTAATAATTAGCGGAATATTATTTGTAATTGCATGTGCTCCAATGGAAGAAGAATATCCACCTAAGTGGGTAGTTGCTTCACAGTATTTGCCTAGAGAGAAATTACAAGGATTGCAGTCAGCAGGATTTTTTACAATGAATGACTCAATATATTCTCATCATTGTGATAAGCACGGTAACATGATACGATTAAAATATAATGAAGAAAAAAAGTCATGGAAGCAAATAAAATACGAAACATTAGGATGTGTTGAATAGCGGCTGGTGTAGCTCAGTCGGTAGAGCAATTGATTTGTAATCAATAGGTCACGGGTTCAATTCCTGTCACCAGCTCCAAAGAATGCAGTAGGCTCTCGCTATGATCCTACGCATGAAAATGAAACGTGATAGGGTGTTTCCCCTTACGACGAATAAGGTTTTTTCGACCCTTGCGGGGTGTGATAGCGTCACGCCGACAGAATATCGTGATCCTTAGACGGCACAATAGACGGGGTCGCCCTGAGGCCCGAACTAAGGACTTTATTCTTCGTATATGGCATTGGTGTACCTAATTTGGAGCCAATGCCATATATAACATTAAGAAAGGAAATAAATGTTTAACATAAATGTTAATACCTACCCCACAGGACGAAGTCCAAAAGGAAAGTTTTATTTTGGTGAAAACACAATTAATTTGTGTAAGGATCGTCAGAAGGATGTTCAAATTGGCAATATATCAGATTATGAACAATTTGCTAAAAAGATGAAATCGTGCGAATACGAATTTAAGAGTATGTTTCGTACATGTGGAATAGATTTTAATGTTGCAACTACAAGCGTAACTCACGATAAGTTTGTGGGCAATATGTTTTCATATACAAGACTTAATAGTATGCCATCGTTATCCAACGATTGGACAATTTATCATAACATGGACATAAAATCCAATCCAAGTGTTTATATTAATTTAGATGAAAAGGAAGTATTAATTGCAGGTACAAGTTTTCTTGGTGAAATTAAAAAGTGTGTATTTACAATTATTGGCTACTCAATGCCACTAGATAATCGTTTACCAATGCATTGTAGTGCCTTTGAATACAATGATAATACTGCATTAATGTTTGGACTAAGTGGAACAGGAAAAACTACATTAAGTGCAGACCCAGAATATCAGTTAATTGGTGACGATGAAATTGTATGGGATGAAGCAGGACTTACATATGTAGAAACAGGGTGTTATGCAAAAACAGAAGGACTTAATAGAGAAACACAACCTACAATTTTTCAAGCAATGGATAATGCAAAAAAGCAAGGAATGATAATAATAGAAAACGAAGAAGAGCCAAATGCAAGAAGCAGTTATCCAATTACTTGTGTACCAAACGCAATAACAGATAGAGCATTGTTTGATCATCCAAAGGATGTATTCTTTTTAGCACTAGATGCAACTGGTACATTACCAGCAGTATCAAAAATAGAAGGAACTGCTATTAGAACATTATTTGAAACAGGTTATACAAGTAAAATGCCTGGCACAGAAGACGGCGTAAATGAAATACAAAAAGTATATTCACCTTGTTATGGCAGTCCATTTATGCCACTGCCTGTAAAAACATATAGTGATATGTTAATGGATAGAGTTACTAAAGAAGAAAGTAATGTATTTTTAGTTAATACAGGAATGGACGAATCAGGCGATAGATTTTCGCTAGATAAAACTCGTGCATGTATTAAACAAGCAATATCTGGCGAGTATACTACAAAAGATATTGAATGGACAAACCCAATACAACCTTGTGAAGTTGGAACCATTCAATTAAAAGAAATTGTGGGGGCGTAGCTCATCTGGGAGAGCGTATCCCTTGCACGGATAAGGTAGCAAGTTCGATCCTTGTCGCCTCCACCACACGGTCCCATCGTCTAGGCGGCCTAGGACACCGGCCTGTCACGCCGGCAACACGGGTTCGAATCCCGTTGGGACCGCCAAAAAAATTCCAAAAAAATGTAAGATTTGCATAGTTCATGCAACAATATAAGTAGTAACCAAAAACTTCTTATATTAGAGGATAAATGCGTGAACTCAGGCACCATCAATATCGTCGAGTAAGTTGGTATGCAAGACATACATGGGTAGATAAATTCGGTATCCTTGAGCATGATATCTTTGCTTACATCCCCCCTCAACATTATGTAGTAAAATGGAAAGATGGTTTTGTTAGACACGAAAAACATTTTGACAATAAGAAGAAAGCAAAGGCATTTTTTCGAACAGTAAGAAAAAGTGCTACACACTTTTACCGGATTGTAAAATGGCACTAAACTCTTACTTAAATACAACTATGAATTTAAGATTGGCTACTCTCGAAGAGGCAAAAGACTTATGTACCCAAGATCCAGTAAGACCAAATATACCTTATTGGTGGAGAGCCCAGCCCCCTAATCGCCGAATATACATTACAGAATTTTGTTGTTTTAATGCAACAGAAGAGCAGTACCGTTCATCAATAGATGCTGTATTATGTGTATCCCTTTTAAATAATATTCCTACCTCAGAAGAAGAATTATTACAGTCCGATGTTTCTGGCCCAAATGCAATATTCTATACTGTATGGTCTAACCGAAAAGGTGCCGGAAGAAATATCATTTTTGATGTTGCAAGACAATTAAAAACCGAAAGTGAAACTATTGTTGACAGGTTTATTACCTTAAGTCCTAAAACTGAAATGGCAAAGAAGTTCCATTTGCGAAATGGCGCCAGATTATTGCAAGAAAACGAAACAACTAACAATTTTGAATACTAAATACTTGGTACAGTTATAGTTAGAGGTTTTATGGATTTATTTGCAATAGATGAATTAGTGATGATGGGCGTAGTTTCCTTTTCATCAACATTTATATTTTTATTCAATTATAGGCAAGATAACAAAGACAAATATTCAGGAAATAGAGGTCTGGTTATTTTTGATTGGTTCATAAACCTTGGCATGGCAGTAACGGGTTACTTACTCATTTCAATAGTGTTTTCAAATATACCACAACTTGCACCTTATGCAAGTTATAAGTATCCGGTTGGATACTTGTTTGGATTAACATCTAATGTAAGTATACCTATAGTTTTGAAATGGTTTCAACAACAGATAACTAAAAAACTATCGCAAATCGGAAAAGCAAAGTAAACTTAGTTTAAGGTAACATGGCAGAACAAAAGAAGCAAACGAAAGATACATTAAAACAGACAGTATCAACAAATGGCGAGGAAGAAGTGAAATTTGAACCAATTAAGCAAATTGAGTCAGATACCTTTGAAGCAGTTAAAGGTATTAAAACATTTGATTATGTTATTATTGCTCTCTTGGCTTATATGACATTTATAGTCATTCCTGACATCTCTGAAAAAGTTGACTGGATTGAAAAAGATTTAAACTCGGTATTAGTACAAAGCGAACGTTACAAAGCGG